TATAGCCTGACCTCCTTTTACAGAAATTCCTACAGTTCTATCTAATGCCATCACAGCAAATACATTCAAATCATCTGCTCTCTCTTTATCTTCTCCAATGAATTGAGCGCATAGTGCAGCAGTTCTATATTGCAAGAATGACTTACTATTGATTAAATTTATTGTCCCTGTAGAAGCAGTAATCTCTGGAAACAATGATTTAATATAATCAATCTTTATTTGGTTATCTTGACTTGATGCGAGGACTTTAATTTCTTGTTCTTGCCATACCCACCAAATAAAGTTAGTTAATAGAGTTCCTTCCATATAATGTGGAAGAAATTCTAATCTAGTCATTTGAATATATGGATCAGTTCCAGCAAGTTTTTCCCATACTTGTTGAATTTCAACTAATGCAATAGGTAGCGCGGGAGTAGTATTAAATCCTATTGAAGTTACTCCTGCTGGAATTGTCAACGCGCTTGATACAGCATTAGTAACTGGAATATTATTCTGCTCGAATGTTTCTTCCAATTCAGCTAAAGCCATATTTAAATAAGGTAATTGCGCTGCATAAGTAAATGATGTTAATGCAGAATCATTTAGTAATGCAGCTACCTTATTCATTACATCAGCAGCAGTCATGTATCACCTACTAAACAGCAAACTTTAATCCAAGTTCCTTAGCTTTTTCTGGATCAATAATTGCCTTGCAATTCCCACAAATTGGGTAATTTAAATTCACCAAACTACCACACGCCTTACAATTAATAAGACTTGGTAATCCAGAAAAATCACCAATCCAAGGTTTAGTCTTTGGATCAATATTCATTTCTTTTGCAGCTAGACGCGCTTCATCAGAAATTGCCATTGGATTACCATTAGTTCTTGCCCATAATCCATCGGCTGCTCTAATGCAATTTTCCCAATAAGCATTCTGCTTAGATCGCGCGAGAGCTAATTCTGCTGAATGAATCATCTTTACATCAATGACACTTTTCTCACCCATGATAAAGAATAATCCAGGAATTGCACTACCAGGAATAGCATCAGGTAAAGTATTACAATATCCAGTGCAAACATCTTCTGCAACTTGAATAGAAGAATTTGGAATTTCTAGCATGGGTTGTTCTGCATCAATATCTCTCCACCAAGATGAAGAACCAATAACTAGAATTGCAGGACTATTAAATGAGCCCGCTTCAATAGTAAATACTCCCGGCTCAATTGTAACTTTTCTTTCAACAATTTTCTTTGGATAAATACTAACAATAGTACATTTATCTAATGGATTCTTTGGTGATCTAATAGTGCGACGATTTTCTAATGCATAGCCACTCATTATAGTTCTCCCTGTTTAGTAAATCCTACTCCAGCTCCAGATTGTAAACTATCAGTTATTGAAGATTCATTTCCATATAAGTATTCTTCTATTTCTTCCAATTTTGCTTTTCTTACTTCTGGATTAATCTTTTTATCCCAATAGGGATGCTTGTATGCTACACCAACTCTAGCAGCGGCATTTGCATAAATAGTTTCGATTACATAATGGCATACTGCGTATAAAGGAGGAAGGGATTTTTTACCATCCCCAGTTTCAAAAGTCCAAACTACATAATAATCAAATTTCTTGTCAACTAATTCTTTCTGCGCGTCAGGTGTTAAGATTGGCATTGCGCGTTCAAGAATATATCTCTCTTTAATATGCCAGTATTTTGGGACTTCTCTTGTTTCAGTTACTCTACGAATAAATATTGAACCATTATAATCTTCAAAAGTTCCGAATCTTTTTTCATACTGATCATCTGAATAGACTACTCGAAAATTAGGAGTATCTATTGCAAAATACCCATAAGTATCTAATAGGTGCTTATTAATTTCTTCTATTGGTTCCATGTTTTATTGTAGGTGGATTAGTAGCCCTTATTCTACTAATCCACCTACTCCTTACTAAGAGACTGGCCCCGGAGTATATTTCGCTGTATTTGGATTATAGTGCATCGCTACAGGAATATCAACACCAGGATCAGCAGCAACAAGAATATTTCCTGATGTGGCAAAAGCACCCATTGCATCAGGAAATTGCAGATACAACACATGCCACCCACTAACAGGCGGTGTGATTGTAACTAACTGCGTAGTGCCAGTAACAATTGTTAATCCCGTTGTGGGAGCAATTACTGAGGCACTAGCAATTGTGCGCGGTGGCAGCATATTAATGCTTTGCGCGGGAAGCAACTGGTTATAAGCATCATCTGACATTTTATAGCTCCTTAGTAACCAGTTGGTACAAGCAAGTTGTCGATATAGCTGCAAGCGGCAGGGTTGTTCACAAAAAATTGTGTTCCCAACACCTGGTAGAAAATATCCGCCGCAGCAATACCACCTGATGCTCCACGAAGTTCAAAGAAATTCCTACCATCAGTCTTGTAGAATCCTAATGGAAGAATTTCTCCGCGACCCCATACCTTTTTAGATACAAAGTCAATTCGTGTAGTATCCCAATTAAATGATGTTCGCACAGGAGCACCAGCCATCTGCATCTTTTCAAAATACATATCCAAACCTTCTTCTTTTGGCTGTTTTTGAATGATGCTTACTGCTTGTCCAATTTGCTCATATGCCTGTTGCTGTGCAGGATGCATCCAAGCATCAGGTTTAAAGTTGTTATTTAAACCAACTCTATTCCCAATTGCATTGATTGCTCTACGTGGCAGAGTTAGAGTCAATGCACTACCACCACCATTAATTCGTGTTGCTCGAATCTGTGGTGTAGTAGCGCGCTGAAATCCTAACCATGTTCCTGTAGCAGCATTACTATGATGATATGGAACACCATAGATACCCGGAATTGCAGCAGGAGCAGTAATACCAAACGTGACAATCACATCTGTAGCAACTACTCCCGCGATTGGAGTATCAATAGTGATTGTTTTGTTTGGCACATCCCAGGAAATGATAGTAGCACTGCCACGATTAGTAGCAAGTGTAGCATCAAAAATCTGGATTTTCTGTTGATCCCGCATTAACCTAACACCAAATCCATCAGTAGTGCAAACAATCACTTCTGCTGTATAAGTTGTTACGGTACCAATTACTCCAGTTCCAGGCTGCATTAATTGCGCGTCCATCTGCCTTTTCAACTCCATAGTTGATCTAGCAACAAGTTTACGAACTGCATTAGCAATTGACTTTCTATCTGAGTCAGTTGCCCATTGTGCAAGTTTTGTATATTCAATATTCTCGCTAACGAATACTGATCGCAAAACTGCTTTGTCAAACTTAGGCCCACTACCACGACCTAAATCACCACCATCAGCATTAAAGTATTGAAAACTTCCACCGGGAGAAATTTCGAGAGGAACTCGCATTTCTCGGTTAGAAATCTTCTCTACCTGTTGCTTCTGGATATAGCCAAAGAACTCATCATCATAGTCGAATACTGTCTGAATATCATCGACTACTTTCTCAAGTTCTGAGGCAATAACTTCAGCATCTGTCATTGCAGGCATGTTAACTCCAAATTAACCTTACTCCTACAACTTGTGTAACTGCTGTTAACACAAATGTAGCAGCATATGAATCTATTCCGATTGACGTTGGATCAGTATTATGCAGAACAATTCCCGTATCACCTGTAACACCTTTAAGTGTAACATCAACAGTATTTCCAGTTGGAAATAGTATAGTTACAGCCTTAGCATTAGTAGGTGGAGTAATTGTATTTGCACCAGCAGCCAATGTAACAATATCAATCTTGGCTGGGCTAGCCGTATTTTCTGCTGCATCTAATCCCGCGTTTGCAGAGAAATCGCCCGCGAATGTTATAGCTACGCTGCGCTGTGATGTTACTGCCATTTTACTAATCTTTCGTCAAAAATTTGAAAACATCTCCGCCATCGTATTTCTTACTTTTTCCACTATTTGAGGATGCGGATCGTCCTATGGGAAGTCTCTTTGTTGGAGTCTCATCATCTTTATTACCTTTTGGCCTTGATCCTTTTAAGGCTTCATTTCTTATGGATCTGATTACTTCGGGTAATAAAGTCTGAGCCTTTGACAAATAAGCACTTCGAATTTTATGGATTGAATCTGAAGAATACTTTGATTCCTTAGCCTTAATCCAAAGTTTATCTAAAATTGCTTTGAATCTTACATCTTTATCAATTGTTTCTTCTAACTTCTCTGCGCATTCTTTAGTTGCATTCTTCTTTACATAAGCTGACATTTGATCTTTTGGATCAATGTTTCGGTCAATAGTTGATTTTACAACGTTATCAACTTTTCCTTGTAATTCTGTTCTAGCAGTTTCAAATTTAGAAGTTTCAAAGTCTTCGCGCTCTTTCTTTAATTTATCTGCTTCTGGATTTGATTTTGATTCACCACCAAATTTGCCAACTGGTTTATAATTGTTGAGACCAGTTCCAAAAACCATCTGATGAATTAAATTAGCAGATTCCTTCATCAAAGTTTTAGTTTCATCATCTTTAGCAGAATCAGAATTCTTCCAAACATAATTAACTAAAGAATCCATCATCTTGTTGAAAACATGTGAGTATGCTTTTTCATCAAACGCGTGGAGATTCTCTAAATAACTATCAATGATTTTGCTATAGACTTCTGGGCTATGTTCTTTAACTGCGCCAAGAACAGTATTAATATCTCCGGAAAAAATATTCTCTTCAAACTTACTTAGAATTCCAGCACGCTCTTGAGCTTCTTTTGCATCATCTAATGTTGGAAATACTTCTGCATACTTCTGCTCGCGATAAATTGCTTTTTCAACTGAAGGAAATGTTTTAAATAAATCCGGGTATTTTGCTAAAATCTCTTTCCTTCGTGGAATAACATCTACTAATTCTGATTCGAGATCATCTTCTTTTTCAAGTTCAATCTTTTCTTCAGAATCTTCTTCACTATCTTCCTTAGAATCTTTATCCTCATCTTTCGCGTCAGGTTCTTCTTCTTTAGTTTCTTCTTCATCTTCTTTAGTTTCATCTTCTTCTCTTGATTCTGCTTTCTTGTTCAATAAATCCAATACATCAGATTCATCTTTAAGTGGAATATCAATTACTTCGTTAGCCATTATACCTGTTCTCCCTGCTTTTCTGCACCTTTGGAGTCGGCAGAATTATTTGACTCTTGTTGTTGCATTTGCTGCATCTGTAAGAAATTAATATGCCCCATCATATGAAGCATTACATTTCTATAGCCTAAAGGATTTTCAACTTTACAAATTCTTCCCGCGTCCGATACTAGCCACCTACGACAAATCTCAGATTGAATAAAATGATTATCAACAAATTGCTCAACTTCTATTGATGGTAATTCTTGTTCTTCAGCAGGCATTATATTACCCATACCATCATCCATTGGTTGTCCGGGTAACATAATAGGCTCACTAATAATTAACTGCTGAATTTCCTCATATTGCTTAGTTCTATCATCATTGCCTGGAATTACAAACGAGTTCAATCCAATCACATTCTTTAATATATCAATATTTTCAGGTGCACTTAAGGCTTCAAGAATAAGAGGATTATTCAAATTCATCAAATTAAGAATAACATCTTTTTGCTGCAACCATGTAACTGGCATTTGTTCAGCAGCTTCTAATTCTACTGAACCAAGTTTACCAGCTAATTCGGATTTCTTAATTAGAATATTAATGAATCCACCATCTTTGGACTTTTCAACATATCTTTCATCATCAATAACTGATTGAATATATGCTGGAATAACCTTACCAAAAATCTGTTTCCACCAAATACTTAACATTTTCCAAGTAGTTTGTAGTCTCTGTAATGCTTGAGCACGAGACATACTATATTCAGATGCAGTTTTACTACCAGCAGAATTTTCACCACCAAATAGACTTGGCAACGCGCCTGATACTAATTGACCTAATTCCTGCACCTTATTTGCAAATGGTAATACTTCACCTGATAGATTAGCAGTTTTAACTGAATAAAAACTTTCACCTAAAGTTCTTCCTGATTTTGGCTTAGCAGGAATTAAACTACCCGGAGATACTTCTTGTTGCCTATATGCATCAAAATTAACTACTTCTGGATCAACGAAAGTTTGTTCGATTCCATGTTCAATAGTTTGCAAAATTAGACTGATTAGGTCATTCGATATTTCTTGAATTGGTTCAAGTACTTTTCCTAAAGGCTCATGATGCAAGTAATCAGATAATGGATTCTCAGATAAAGTCCAATGATCATCTAATTTCTCAGCACATGCTTCTGCAAAGAAATCATTTACTTGAACTACTTTGACTCCAAATGGGTATAATTTTCTAAGTTTCTCAACTTCATCATCTTGCAAAATATTATATGCACTTGGTCTTAACCATGTATTACTGCAAGTAGGAGTATCTTGTGGTTCTGTTCCTCTATATTGATTTGATACTCTACCCCATCTTTCGTAGTTAGAAGAATCATTTCCAGAAGATTTTAACTTACCTTTTTTATCAATATTCTTTCTTAAATCAGGAAATTGTTCTAATACATTTACTAAGTTAGTTTCATAGCTAAACCTTAAGTAAGGAGTATCTGCTTGTTTCTGTGCATAATTAGCAACTTTAACAAATAATCCGCCATATACTTCTAAACACTGACGAGATTTTGGTTTAGTAGTTTTGCCTATGAGTCTTTCAACTATTAATTTCTCGCGCTTGATTTGTGGATTAATAACTTGAGTTAAGCAAACAGGGCAAAAATTAACACCTTGATTCAATAAGTCATGTTGATCAATTTCATTTTGACCCGGATCAAATTCATCTTGAACTTGATTCATTACTTGTTGATTAACTAATTGTGTTCCACATACATCACAAATTTTTTGATCAACTTCTTGTTCCTGATCCTCATATTCATCTTCTTCATAAGTTCCATATTTCTCATCATAATCAGTATAGTTATAGCAGCAAATTAAACCCTCAGTTACAAAAACATATAATGCCTTAATCCAAAGTAATACTGCATCATTATGTCTATAAACTAACTCAGCAATCTTATCTCCACCTTTGGCCGTAGTAAGGTCGAGAGGATCATCTGCATTATCAGGATAACATTTAATTGGAGGAACTGTAACTGATAATGCAGCGATAATTGATTCAGAGTAAGCCTTGAATATGTTAGGTCGCTTATCATAATAGGCTGAGTCATTTGTAGAGTCATCGGCATATTGCTGGTCGTAGATTCTCCAATCATGTGCAGTCTCTGACCAAAAAGTATTAGCTAATCCATCCCATAATAACTTTAATCTTTTCCAAGTTCTAATTTGTCTGTCTCTTGTAGATGAATCTTCCTCTGCAAAGAATTGACAGACCTGTACTAGAAGGTTTTGAATTTCTTCTGGTACTTCTTTTTTCTTAGCCATTTTACTTAGAAATTACTTAGAGAATAACTTCTTTTTCTTTTTTGAAGTTTTATTTAGAAATTCTTTTGCTACTTCTTCTGATGGACCAACTCCCTTACGAGATTTAGCTCCATGAGCAATTCCACTCATAAACTTAAACTGGGCTTTACTCTTAACAGGCATATTAACTTACTCCTGATTTAGTAAGTAATTCTGCTTCAAGTTCATCATTCTTCTTTCGCGCTATACTTAATGCATTCGCGCGATCATTCTCTTCTAACATTCTACGCTTTTCAGCCCAAATTCTTGGTGCAGTTCTAACTGATTGTAATTGAGATAAATCAATTTCTTCTTCGGGTTCAATAATTTGCTTAGGAGGATTAATCATCTGATTTAATAATCTATCATATCTATCTTGTAATCTACTTAATTCAGCGCGCAGATATAATACTTCTGATTTATCATGATCAACACAATGATCGCAATGAGGATTCATTAATTTATGTAACCAGATAAACATTTTTACATCCTATAAGCAGGTCTACGCGCATGATATCTTTTAATAGGCATTGGAAATCCATCTTTAGCAATTTCCATTTTTCTACTATTTCGATAAAATGCAGTCCAATCTTGAGTATTTTGTAGTAATCTTTCTAATGCTTCTTGTTGTTCAACGCGCTTCATTTCATCTACTGATTCACTAAAGAATCTATCTGCCCCATCACATAAATATCTTAATGCATCATATGGATCATCACCAGGAAATTCCGATACATCTTGAGTATGAGTCTTGTCATAGAAACAAGTTTTAATTGCACTAATTAGTCCTTCACATGATTTGAATATCTGCAATTTAGGAAGATTATCTTCTTGTTCAGGAGGACTTAATGATTTAATATATGCATCATAATCTGCTTGAGTCTTATTACGAATTAACCAATCAGCAAATTCTGGTTTGAATACAGGTAATTCTGTTTCAGGAATATATTTCTGTGCCCATCTTAAGTATTCATGAACTAGCATCTTGCCCGAAATACGAGATCCCTGCGAATTACCAGTTAATTCAACTGATCTATCTAATGCTGATTCTATTTGCTGATGAATTGTATGTTCTTGCCCTCGATTTTGTGCAGCAGATTGACATAACCTAATAACACGAGGATTTTCTTTTTCTAAATAAGGCTTTGCTTCCGCACACCATTCTTCAATTTTCTTTCGCTGCCACATTAATTCGCGATAAACATAAAGTTTCTTACCTGGACTAATTGCTCCAAACAACATACACGTTGCAGCAGGGGGAGCAAATCCCCAATCTAATGAAACAATCTTAGGCCACCATGTAGGAATATGAATTGGATCAATTACATGCAACGCATTATCTGGTTCATCTGAATATCGTTTCTCGCGAAATTCATCAAATACTGCACCTTCATAAGCATTCCAGTCACCATATTTTTTAGCTTTACGTTCTGCTTCTGGTAATGCATCTAAGTCATTTTTATATTGCTGTGCAATATGTGGATTATCATCAATTGTTGCGGGAATAAATACGCGCTTTACTCCACCGCGTCCTACAATTATCTTTCCACCGTCTGGGTATGGCTTGATGAAACGTTTATAAACAAACTGATGCCCAATATTTCCTGGATTTGATGCACTTCGAGCAATCATAGGAAGAACATGTTTTAAATGTTCATCAACTCTGATACGCTGTAATACGATATAAGTATAGATCCATTCAGTAAAAGTAGTTAACTCATCAAATGCTACATAATTAGGCTGCATTGAATCATAATTATGCACATCATCTTCATGCTCACAATGCCCCATGAAATACAACGCGCCCGATGGAAAAGTAAATACTCCATCTGCTGCATTATATGTTGCGCCAAATGGCCTAAAGAAATTCTTAGCGCGCGGAATTATTTCTCGTCTTAACTCAGGCATTGTTCTACGAAGAAATAATCCTTTAAAACTTTCGTGCTCATGCCATCCGAAAACTATCGGATACATTAATAATACATCTGATTTACCAGAACCAACACTTCCACCATATAGAGCTTCTTTTATAGTAAGCGGTATGCTTAAAAAACGCTCTTGTTTCACGGTCGGGCGCCATGAAAATTGTCCGGTTTCAATATCCCTAATCATTAATGTTTACCATGTACTCTAATATATTGAATCATACAAATTAATATAAATGGATCTTCCTTAACTAATCCTAAGGTAACATTACAATTATGACAAAGTAAAGCTCTAATCTTCCCAGTTCTATGACAATGATCTACTGCTAATCTATTTCTAACTGAACATTCTTCTCTACAAATTTCGCATTTACCATTTTGTGCAGCTAACATTTTTGCATATTCAATAGGATCTAAATCAAATCTCCATTTTATATATTGATCACTTCTAGCTTTTGAAGTTCTAGAGGGTCGTTTAGTATCACGAATTCTATCACAAGGTATACAACAAGTTTGTAAATATCCATTTTTAAAACGAGAATTATCTTTAGTTAATATAGTTCCACAATCTTTACATTTCTCCCCAAGTAATTTTCTTGAACCCATTTTACCACTAGCCATAATTACTTTCCATTACCAGTACCTTCAAGTTTATTTACTTGATCACGCACTACTGATGCATAATCATTATCTTTATCTGGATCAGGCAATGGATGAGATTTAAGATATGAACCTGCTGCAATTAATGCACCAACCATAACAACTGATCCTAATTTAATCCATGACCCTTCACCAAAAGGATTAAAATCATTAGGATCAACAATAAGCACAGTAATACCATTACCTACTGCTGATACTGCTGATGCAAATAATCCATGTAACCAAACTCGATATTTATAATTCATTGTTAAATTCCTGACAAATCACCTGATGCAATTTTCTTTTGTTTATCTAATTCAGCATCAATTTGAGTAATCATGTTTGTTAAAACTTCTGAGTCATCTTTATCACGATTACCTAAATATTCAAATAATGCTTTCAACGCGATTAAAATTAAAGTTTGTTGATCCATGAATTTCCTTTTGATAAGCCTTCCAATTTTCAATAATAGAAAAAATTAATTTTACTTGAGCACTTAATTTAATCTTGAATTCTGAGTTTGGTAAAACTTCAATAAAATTATTTACTGTATTAAATGTTAAAATACTAAATCTATCAAATTCAGAATTTAAAGTAGAACTATTTGTTTGGATAAGAATAACAATTTGTTTATTTAATTCTAATGCAGGTACTAGATAAATCTTGGAAAATATTATTCTATCTTCTGAACTAATTTGCTTAGCAACAAATGCGGCATCAGCAATATCCCCAGCAGTTTGTAATGCTGTAAATAATACTTGAGTATAATTAATTGCTGTTCGCCTTGGTGTAGAGGCACAATTAATTATTACAAGTAATGTTAATGTAATGCTAATTCTTTTAAGAATCATTATAATTTTCCAATAGATTCATAACTAATAAATAATCAAAACCTGCAACTCATCATTCGTTGATCCAAGAACATAGAAGTCACCAAGAGAAATATAACCATTACCACCCAACTCAATAATTGTTGGAGCATATGGAATTGATGTAAGAGGAATTTCAATCCTATAACCAAAATCTGTTGATGTAAGTGTTCTTTGATTACCACCAACATATGCTACTGCTACATTTGCTGAATGAGCTTGAAGTGATAAAAAGCGTAAAACATTTCCAACTCCTGCACCACCTGCTAATGCTGTAGCAAGATTAATTGGTGTTCCAGTTGTAAGTGCTACCGTAAAGTGGTTAACCATGTTATAAATCCAATCATTGCTGAAACCCAATTCATTCTATAACCGCGTCTATATCTACTTGCAAGAGAAATTGTTCCTGATGGAGGTGGAGGAAGCCATCCTGACCAAAAGAATAAATACATTGCTAACATTTATAATCCAATACAATCTGGATAATTAATTAATCCATCAACTAATGTTGTAGCTGGTGAAGCATCAGTTCCAGTTCCAGTAGAAAATAGTTTCTCAATTCGCGTAGCACTTCTCTTACAATGAACATATACTGCTGCTCTAACTGCTAAATCTGCTGCTGTTCCTACCCAAACTGTATCAATTCCGGCGCGAATCCCCGGATTAGATGGATTTATTGAACCTTGTCCTGCATCAAACATCCATTCCCAAATGCGAGCTTTTCCAACTCCAAGATTATCTACTCTAGTCCAATCAAAATTATCAATCATTATTTCTTGCTGAGGAACAGAATTTCGCCAAATAATAAAATTTGGAGCTGCGAGAGAATTTAATAGATCAACTAATCCTGATAAATCTCCATCTGTATAAAGAACCAACAAATCAGCAGTTGCTAATATATGAGCTTTAAGAATAATCTTTTGAGCAGATGTTAATATCATTATGCTATAAATCTCTTGAGAGGTCGCGTGAAGTTAGTACGTTTATTAAAATTTGATAATAAATTATTTTTGCCTATTGAAGCACCAGTAACAATACCATGATTTCCATTACCCGACCAATCAAGTTGTGTACTGGTACCATTTTGTCCAAGTTCCCAATAACCTCTTCTAGGAAGAGGAATATCTCTTGTCCATGCCGCACAAATTTGTGCTAACGTCATATTCTCATTAACAAACGAAATAGACAACAGTTCTCCATTGACATCCTCTTCGGAACCAAGACCATTATTACCAAGTAACATAATCTCTGCTGACGTGTCATGATAGCCACTCCCATCAGTAGTCACGTTCAACGTCTGAAGTGTGGGTGGGGTGTTGAGAAGCCCTTTATATATTCGCACCAAATCATTAGCCGACCCACTAGGATTGAAGGTAAAGGCGAAAAAATTAATCACCCCGATTGACCACGGGTGGGCCGTGATCTGATACTTCAACGTCACGGTCCCGGTGATTTCAAACTCACATACCCCACTACTCGTTCGCCAAGTAATCCGCACTCTCGGTGTAAATGGTGAACCAACATGCGCCTTACCAAAAAGACCACAGTTTCCAGCATCATTTATGGGCACAAACCATCCATATGCCGACCATGCGGCCGCGGCCATATTCCACCCCATCGTACCCACATTAACATATTCAACATCAGAATCGAAGAGAAGTGACATTGTTAACCAGACTACTAGAAAGAATTCACTATACTGCTACTCCATAAGCAAGAGGAGTAATCTTAACTATACAACTTGTACCACCATCATTATTCATATTCTGCGCGGTTGAATTCTTAATATAGAAATCAATACTAGTTGCGCCTTGCAAATCAATCTTTATCTGTCGTCTTTGAAGTGCATCAGTTCCAGCAATTATCCATGAACCAAAATAATGTGCCCCACCATTAACAGTCGTTGCAGGCGCATCAGTTTCATCATCTGTTCCATCTATATTATTAAGAATACCATATAAATCTACTGTAGTTCCTGCTACTGGAGCTGCTGCCCAATCAGGAGCTTCTAACATTGCTAATGCTTCTCTTGCATATGGAACTGCTGCATCAGAAGTATTATCAAAACTTGCAGCAGGAGCACCTGAAAAATTACCCGCTGCAATATCTGTTGCTGTATTAATTACTGTCTGAGCAGTTCCATAGAATGCTTTCTCAGGATAATTAGCTGCTGTAATTAATAAATAAACTAATCCTCTTAAGTATTGTTGTAATGTTCCATTTGCATCAGTAATTACTTTTGCTCCAGAAATAGCACCTAATACTGCTACTGCTGGATCATCTGATGCAAGTGTAGTTCTAGGAGTATTTGCTGCTACTGCTCCCGCGCCTGCTGTAATAGCAACTTGACCAGCAATTAAATTAACTTTCGCGCGATCGGTTTCGTCCCAATCGTCAATAATTTGTAATGCTACTACAGCAGGATCATCACTAGCTAATGTAGTGCGTGGTGTATTTGCAGCAACAGCACCAGCACCAGCAGTTATTGCTACTTGACCAGCAACAAGATTTACTGCTGCACGATTAGTTTCATCCCAATCATCTATTATTTCTACGGCAGCTTGAATTGCTTGTTCTGCTGTAATTTGTGTTGATTGGTTTGCTGATGTAGCAACCCCAGTTACTGCAACCGTTCCTGATACTGGAACTGCTGTAGCGCGTAGTTGTGTATCAGTTAATGCATCTGTTTGTTGTGATGCTGCTGTAGCTGCTCCAGTAGGTAATGGTAATGTTGCTGCACTAACTGGTACTGCTGTTGCTCTTAATTGAGCATCTGTTAATCCACCAGTTACAACAGTACCAGAAACTACAATAGGATTAGTTGCTGTTCCCCCAGCAACAGGTCCACCAGCACCTGGTAATGCTAATCCTACTAATGATAAGTTTGCAGTTCCCGCGCCAGTATCATAATCAAGTAATTGCTCAGTCTCTATGGGTACACGTAATCTACTACTAATACCAACTACATTTGCATCTGTAGATGGATCAGAAATTACAATTCCTTGTCGATGATAACCTAGAACTGTAGTAGTCCAGGTATCAATTAACTTACCTGTACTATCTGGTGGTACTTGTACAAATGAATTAGCCATTTATTGCTTTGGTCTTACATTCACTACAAACAAGTTTACCAGTTAAGGCACTTCTAAAAGTATTCTCAGGTAGGAATTTTCCACATTCTTGGCAGATTGTTTCAGTAAATACTTGTGATTGTGTTGAATTAAAAGTACGTTTAATTCTAACTATATCTAATGAATTAACTTGAATGAATTGCTCATGTCTTTGAATTATTTGGAATAATTGATCGCGAGATTTTTCATAGTTGTAGAGTTTCCATAAAATATAAATATTTGGAATAAGTAAAGCTAAAAATAAATAAATCATTTTACTTCTCAATAACTATTGGTCCAATAATTAAGCTATTTGCTGGACATCTAACTGTAAGTCTTTGGTCACCATTTGCATAAGATGACATTGCAGTAATTGAACATTTAACTGTTGGTCTAGTTAATAAAATTATAATTGAATTTAACTTATCAAGAATTTGAGTTAATTCAGTTTGGGAAATTATCGGATTTGCTACAGTATATTCAATAATATTTGAATAACCAATATTTCCTGCTGCATCTACTGCAATTGCTCTGACATTAATTATTCCAGTTAGTAATGGAATCCAATTAGTTTCATATGGTGGGATTGGATCGCGAAAGATTGGATTACTATTCTGTTGGAACTCCACATAAGAAACTCCAACATCATCTGTAGCAGTTGCTTGAAGAATTATATTTGATCCAATAATAGTATTTCTATAAGTAGTAATACCTTGAACAAATGAAAATCTAGCGTATTCTTGTGAGGAATTAAGGGGAATAATAAATAGGATACTAATAATAATTGATAAAAGAATTCGTTTCATTTTAGATTATACCTCATTCCTGATCCTGCTCCAGTTCTTTCAATTAGATTTTCACCTATTAATAAACTTATAGCATTTCTAAAATCATCTGGTCGCGCTGCACATGAAAGTAATCGTAATCTATATGAACGATGAATTCCTTCTTTTATATGAAATAGAATCTTTTCTTTTACTAATAAAACTTCTCCATTTATTTTGTCAGGTTTTCTATAAACTTCTTTCTTAGAAGAATCATCTTTTAATAATCCTTCAACAAGATTTGGATAAAGTTTTAGAATCCCACGCGCGATGATTATTACATCCTTAACTTTAGCATCATTCTCTAACAACCGAATTATTACAGATAATCCATGTTGGTATGAGATATGTTCAATTCTTAATTGTGCATATTCACGTTCCGAAACTTCCATTATCCATTATGCAACAGTTAATGTATAAGTTGTACCAGAAACTGTTAAAGTAAGAGTTGTCTGAGTAGAAATATCAATGTAAGTAGTAACTCCTCCGGTTCGATTTAAGATGAGTAACTCCTTACCATTAACAAAGGTAAATGCCTCTACATCTGTAAATACTTGAGCTGTTAAATCTTTACCTGGACCACTTGTTCCTGTAACTGTTACTGATGCTGCCATGTGAATTTCTCCTTTTTATCTTTCAATTTCTTGCACATCAATTACATCGTAGCTTTCTTCTTCGCGCATTCTAGGTCTATATATTACAACAGAGTTCTTAATGTTAACTCCATCTTCAGTTCCAGTCATATTCTTTGCAACTTGACTCATATCTCTAGCAACTGAAGCTGCTGTTCTTACTCCTGCATCGAGTAATTTTTCTTTTGTAATGCAGTTCATCGCATCCATTAATTTATTGAATGCAACTCCTGAAATCTTTGATCTAACTTCATCATTAGCAGCTTCTAATTTCGCGTCGGGCTTATGATATGTAGCTGTTGAATGTGCACCATTTTTGTAGGCACTGATTGAAGATTCAGAAATTCCAAATGTTTTAGATAATTCTTTTGCTGATGCACCTGCAATTGATTCCTGTGCAATTAACGCGCGCAGAGGTTCTGATACATTCTTAATTCCATTACCTCTACCATGAAGTATCTCTCGCGTTTCTATGAGAAATTCTTCTTCTGAAACTATTCCTAAAGGCATAAAAATTAATCCGAGTTCAGAGGCTCTGAAGTCACCTACACCCGTGGCGTTCAAGAGGCATCTTATCATGTAATTCTTTCCAAGTCAAGTCATTTCTATCGTGTCAGTTTTATTATTAGTAAGATTAATTACAATTTTTATAACTATAATTTGTAATTTTTATTTTTTCCAAAATTTTTCTTGGAATTCCCAATTCTAATTTCTTAGTTATAATTTTTGCAGATATATTTTAGTTGTAATTATTCAGATAGAATTGCTGCCATTCTCGCCTTGACTTTCGATAGATGGTACCTTTGCAGCGGGTGTATACCCCCATACGAGTATAATTACAAGCAAGCGAACAAATAGCGGATGAATAGCGAACAAATAGCAAAGGTTGTAAAAGCTAGGAATTGTAGAATAAAGTCAGCGCGTCAGGCGACTTGTCTATGGTTGAGTATTGCGTGATTGGTCATTTGATGATTGTCTACCTGGCACCGATGATGCATACTCAAGATGCGTTCGATTAGTTCTTTGACAATTGAATACGTGATTGTGGCGTCTGTTGGATGCTGGTAGATAGGATACCAGTATGCCACTACCAGGTGACAGACTCTATTACGTTTGGCAGAATTACAAGACTGGCGCGTTAGAGTGCTTGTCTGTTGTTGTCAAGCGTATTGGCGAAGTTTATACCACATTTGAGAATAACGATTCATATCGTGGTATGACTCGCTACCATTCAGGAGCGTTAGAAAATAGTCCCATCTCAGAGCGTAGCGCATGGGAAAGATTCTTACGCGAGCAATATAGCGAGCAAGAACGCCTGACCGCCAGACTCAACAGAACGCGACAAGCAATAGAAACTGCCGAGCAACACATAAACAACTAGCTAGTTTTCCCACCAGCATCTTATTGACTCCACAATCATCAATTCACAGGCTTTGTTAGTGGCTCATTCGAGGAGCAAACAATGACAAAGTATCAGATAAGAGTGATTGTAGAAGAAACTAATGGAGATATTCGTAACACAATTTTGGATATCTCTGTTTTTGATACAGATTCTATCGCAGAATCTATCAATCAGGCCCAAAAACTCATCAAAAGAGCAGAGAGAAAGCCAAATGGGCCTAGGAGTAAGAAGTAATGAAAATCCGTAAATGTAAGATTGATGTGGAAAGGGATAGTCTTTTGCCACCACAAGAACCCGAATACAGCATTAGAATCCTGCCAAAGAAAAGATATGGCGCGTGGATTCTTATGCTACAGTGGAATGAAACAATCATCGAAATAGCATCGGGCGAAGGTAACTAGCTAGCAAACCGAGCCACTAATAAAACTTGTGACTTGAAAAAGAAAAGGATAACTATGACCGCAACGGTTTGGATTCTTGAAATTGACACAGCTACTTATGCATTCTTTGATAAAGAGAATGCAATTCATATGGCAGCACAAATGCAGGTTAGAGACTATAACCTGTATGAAGTGCAGCTATATGATGGGCAGGTAGAACCTGATAATTATGGACAAGCCATAATCTATGCAGGACTACAGTTCAAAAAGGATGGTAAATAAGATGGAATGCCTAATCTGTGATGGAGTCTACAACATCAAGCGCGATTGCTGCCCATATTGTGGCGCGTTCAAAGTAGGGAATAAGCACTATGATAAGCATAATGGAATGCGTGAGTTAGCACGAGTAATTCCACGAAAGATTGTGCAGTTCTCAGAACTAAGAATCAAGTCAGAACTGGCATAGCAAAAAGCAACTAACCAAAAAGCAAAATAGCCTGTTAGGAAGTTTATTCCCTAACAGGCTATTATTGTTTATGAGGCTATAGAAACACAAATAGCCTAGATACAGGTTTTATCCCATATCCAAGCTATTGCGTGAGTAACCTTATTTTAGGTTTGGCGCTAGTAACTACCCTACTCTAGTCACCGATACGAGCCCTAGTAGCTTTTTTATACGTGGTATCTACCTAGTCTCATAATAGACTGCCACGGTAGATAGTTGCTTAGGCTATCTACGGTTCGCATTAGGTGACTGATAATCTACCCTTGTCACCTAATGCCGCACTGAGCCTATCACCCTATTTATACTCGCTCAGTCGAGTTATGAGAGTATGTATGAATCCCTTACTCTCACTAGCTACTCTAGCATAGCCTTGAACATCTGTCAAGCACTATTTTAGAGCACTAAGCCTTCAAGATGCTCTCTGCTGTTGCTCGCACCTTCTCAGTCGCCCAATCCTTATGTGCAGTCTTGATAGAATCCATAAGGTTCTTGAGTTGAAATTCGGGAGTAGTCTCGTAAATCTCTCGAAGTTCCTTTGTAGCACTTTGCATCGATGAAGTCTTTGCAGCAACGAACTTCTGTCGATTGACTGCCTCGAAAATATCCTTGTCACCAAACCAATCCTTTGATTCCCTTGCTTCTGGAATACCCTCATACTGCAATGGATCAAACTTGTAAAGAATGGGCTTTTTCAAGTCTTCGCCCATGAAAGTCTTGACTTCGGCGGAAAGAGCATCATCAATTTCTGACTGACTCTTTCCCTCGGCTGCGAGTAGTTCACTAAGTCGCTTCATTTTGCTTATCTCCCTTATTTGGTTACTAAAAATAGTGAATGGTCCCGGCTTCGCAGATTTTCATCTTAGGTCAGAGCCTACACTTAGATTATATACAGTTCCTCGGTTATTAGCGTTGGCTGTATAGGTTCCTGCCTGTGTAGGATGCTAGTCGCACGGCCATTCACTTCCTACAGTCTACCATGCCTCATACTGCAAGTCAAGAGAATAATGTGTCCTGAATAGTGGAATTGTTGATAGTTCAGAAGCGTCAAGGTTTTGACAAGGTGCCAAAGGATTGACTGGTCAGTTTATTGACATGTCCTCAAAACATTACATGGTGGCTTCGGCTTCCTTTACTTGAAGTCTCATCATGCCTACTAGGCAGTCTCACACGACTTGGAGACCGTAAGCCTTGCCAAGTCAGTCACTTAGGGCAATTCTTCAATCCAGCACTACCATGATAGCACCCTTCCGAGCCAGAGTCAATCGTCAAGTTCTTGACACCTTCCTCGTAAAAGTTAGTAGTAAGGTCTTTGTTTTTTTTATTTTTTTTTTTACAACTAACCATTACAAGTAACACGTCAAGAACTTGACACTTGACTCGGGGCCAAACCCATGCTACCATAGGGACGTGCTGAGTGCTTCGGGTGGCTAAGTGCTTACGAGTCAGCTACTTGGAGCCATACGGGCATGCTGGAAGGCCACAGGGGGCACCGAGAGACTGAACCGAAAGGTCGCAGAACCTGGCATCCAAAAACTTCGGAGCCTCTGAACTATTACTAATGGAGATGATGAACAATGAATCTAATTTACAATCTAAATGAACTAATTTTCTACAAAATATTACGAATGAATGAAGTACCATTATGGGCAGACAAAATTCGATGGTTTTTTGAAAGATTATTTCCCTACAAAGATGAATAATTCATTTTTGAAATAATTATAATAGATAGCAGGATTTGATTATTATAGGTTGGACCTATAAAAATAATTGAATGGTTTTACTACGTTCAAATCGTAGCTGCTATCTATTATAATTATTTTCAAGTTTTGCGTCGAATTGCATAAATGAGATAAATATGACTAAAAATTACAAAGTTTGTGCAATAAAGCACAATACGCGAGTAACTAGCGATATAGTTACATAACCTAACCTAACATGACACTTCATGTAGTGACTTACAAAGAGAAAATTTTCGACTTTCAAGTTGGACTAAGTAATAAACAGGCAGAATCAATCCACGCGCTAGTAGCTAGTAAAGGACCAGACTGGGGTTTTAATGAATTTGACATTACAAACATAGTGCAATTCATAGAAAACATCAAAAACGGATATACTGAGCATCAAGCAGAATTTTGGCCCAAAAAAGCATTAGAATGTGCTAGTAAAGATCATGATGTATCAGGTAAATGGGATAAAGAAAAGAACGTGGATATTTTCACTTGTAATGATTGCAAGTGGGAACTTGAGCATCCAAGGCAATAGATAATCCAGTTTGGCCGTATCTGTTGAAAAACGGCCAATTATTGATAGAGAGATTGAATCATTATTACTAAAGCAATAACTAAAATGATACACCCATTTATCCCATCCGTCCTAGATTCATCAAAATGTGCTATTTGTGCATTTGATGCAATTTCTCATGGTTCTAATGCAGAATGCGAATTTTGTGATTTTGTTGGTTCATGCGAAATTGACTATGTTACAAAATCGCTTTGCTGTAGTTCATGTATGGATATCTCCGCGCGAGTTACTAGAGATGAAGCGCGAAATAATTTATCTCTAATTGATTCAAATGGACCTAATCCAAATCCTGAAACTGCAAGATTTATTCAAGATACAAATAGACTTCCCAATTTTTCACACGAAATCCATACTCCAGTAGATGAAGCCTTATCAATAATTGATGATTCAGATTTAATTGCTAACTCACAATTACTCGATAAAGCAATGAATCATATAACATTTTATAATGCTCAATCAATTCCAAATATCGAATTGAAAAATGCAATTGATAATGATGATAGTATTCTGCCAGAAAATAAACTCGAAAGATATTCACAAGTAATGCTAGAAAGATTCGAGACTTTTCAAAAGAATATTTGGGAGCATCAGAATATTGTATATGAGAATACCGAACGCGCATTAAAAATTCGAGATGATTTAAGAGCATTTGGTAATGGTATTCGTAGAGAGATTAGAGAAAAATTAACTTTACAAGATTCTGAATACCAGATTGAAAAGAAAGTAGTTAAGCCAGTTATCAAGAAGAAAACTGCACAAGAAAAACTCATAGAAAATATTATGATTGCTCGAAATTGTAGTAAAGAGGAAGCTACTAAATTGTATGAAAAGATGGAATTGGGATAATTATTATGATTAGAATTAAACTCACATTCACAAATGATGTTACTCAGACATATTTAGCAAAAGAGATTTATAAAGATGAAAATAGAATTATAATTAGAACTGAATTTGGATTTAGAAATTTTGAATTAAAGTTTGTTGAATCTATTATTTGTATGAGTTAATTATGATTACCAGAGTAATTACAGTTCAATTTGAAATTACTTACGACGAAAATAATGAGCGACATTCCTTCGCGAAATTAGATGATACTAAGAATGGAATTGTCAGAGGATTAGAACCTTTTAAGAATTTAAGATTTCTATTTGTTCAAGATAGTCCAGTTCAATATAAACCTGATATTGTGGTAAAATAAAATGCCTCTTTATTGGACAAATAATAATTTACCAGTAACTGATAAGCGCATCCTAAAACTTAAATGCGGCTGCATAGTTCTTAGATTGGGTAAGAAAAGAGAATTTAGAAGTATTTGTTTTAAACATGCTTATAATAATCAAGGTAAATTAAGATGAATATTAATAACTCAATCGAACACAATAAAAAAATTTTAGAGATTAGAGATTTTATACTTCAAAAATTTCCAAATGCAATTTTTGGTTATGAATCTGAAATAAAAGAAGATAAAACAATTAAGAACTACATAATTATTAAAATTGAATAATCATCATGTCAAGCAAATTACAAGAAAAATGTCCAGTTTGTAATCATACTGCAATAGAACTATCTCGAAAACAAATTGGAAATCAAATCTTAATTAATCTACAGTGCAATCATTTGTTATTTGTTGATGTTGTAGAAGACTCCAAATTAAATGATTATTCAGCTATCACATTTGATGGTGATAATAACTGCAATCATCAATGGGGATTAGAGAAAAATCGTACAACTTGTTTAAAATGCAATGCTCATAAGTTATATGATTTTCAAGTAACTGGTGCAAGCCTAATTGAAAAATATAATGGCAGATTCGCTTTATTTGATCAGCAAGGTCTTGGAAAAACTATTCAAGCATTAGCTTATCTCAAATTAAATTCATCAGCTATTCCTTTTCTATGGGTAACTAAAGCAGGAATTAAATACCAGCATTGCAGGGAAATTACTCGTATTTTAGGTGATAGTTATTTTCCTCAAGTTTTAAAAAAGGGAACTGATAAATTGTTTCCTGGATTTAAATCTTACTTGTCCTCATATGATTTACTTAAGAAAATTGATTTATCTGAAATAACTTCTATTGGCATTAAATGTATTATTCTTGATGAATGCCAAGCAATAATGAATCCTTCTGCATTAAGAACTCAGGCATTAAGAACAATAGTAAAACAAGTAGATAAAATTATTCCTACTTCTGGCACACCTTGGAAAAATAGAGGCCCTGAGTTTTTTACAGTTTTGAATATGCTCGACGCGAAAATGTTTCATAATTACCAACATTTCATCAATACAGAAGTTGGTTATTATTATCAGGGTAATAAACTTGTAACTGGTGGCATAGCAAAACCAAAAGAATTTAA